CCAGTAAGCATACGAGTTTCAAGAATCTTTTGCCAGAGTTCTTTAGCAGAAACTGTCTCGCGAAGTTCTTTACTGTGTGGATCTACAAGATTCCATGAATCATCTGCTTCAGGGTCTAACATGCACCTTTCGATGATATGCATAAAATCATCAGTGATATTAATGCCGTGATGTAAATTGAGAGTACGCAAGTTTGGATCACCAGTAGGCTTTCGCATTTCCAGAAAATTGATAATATCTGGATGATTAACGTCAAGGTAGGCAGCGTAACTCCCACGACGAGTCCTACCTTGTCGATAAGCGAGAGATGATGCGTCATACATCTTAAGGTGTGGCATGACTCCAGTGGACTTGTCACCAGCCGAGCGAATGCCAAAGCCAACTCCGACCCCACCTCCAAGCATCGAAAGCCAATTTGTTTCAGATAGGTTATCAACTAATCCCTCCGCTGTATCTTCAATAAAGTTTAAGAAACAGGAAATAGGTAGTCCACGAGCAGAACGACCAAAACTAAGAATAGGAGTAGAATAGCTGAGCCAATGCAAGCTAGCATAGTCATAAAGCCGCTGAGCATGAGCAGGATTAGATCCAAAAGTTTTTGAAACATGAGCAAACCTTTCTTGTGGTGATGATTCACTATCAAGCATATACGATTCTTTTAATCGCTTAACACCTAATTCATCAAATAATTTATCACGAGAGTAATCAATGTCGATGCCCATATAATTTGTTTTTGTTGTCATAGTTCTTCTCGTTATGTGTTAAAGGCCGATCCATTCACTTACTGGCGTCTTATTATATACAAATTCTGAAATAATTGGTACTACTTTAGATAGTTCTTGTGCGCATTGTTCTGCAATGATACGATGTTCTTTTTGTGTACCTGGATCTGTACGTACTTCAATGTAATGGATCCAAGATCTAATTGTTCCATTTACATACATTCTAGAAGTAGTTAGTCCTTCTGGAAGGACTGCACGTGCTTGTTCTTTTGCAATACCATTCATTACAGCAAACTCATAAGCATCTTTTGCTGCACGAATGACTGCTTGTTGCTTCTCAAGCCAAACATCATTTAACTCACGATCGTCTGTTTCAATACTGTTCTGACGATTCTGAGTGTCTTGAAGTCTTGCTTCACGATATTCAAACCCGAGATCCCGCGTTGGATCTGCATATCGCTGACTAAATTCTTGAAAAGAAAAAGAACGATGTCTTAGGATTTGTCGGGCAATATCGCGTGTGGTATTAATTTCAATACATGCATTTGCCATCTCAAAGGGAGACCAGTGCTTATGTTTTACGAGATATTTAATCAACCTATCAGAAGTAGAACTATTCTGCTGATTGCTTGGGTTTGATACACGAGCACAAAAAGCAATCATGTCTTGTAAATCATCATCAGCGTTGACTACACCGTTATCGATCATAAAGTCTATATCGCCACGAGTATAGCTCATGAGTTTAACGGGACGATTCACATATTTAGAAATTTCATCAATCATTAACACTTTCTCCACATTTGTAATTGTAATTTCGCTTCAATATCGGAATACGAATTCTTGTCTATGATGATTTTAAGTTCTTCTGCATCATGACCATTCAAAATCATCTCATTCACATCTTTACCAGTCACTCGATCTGGCCAAAAGCACACATTATAACCCAAAGCGATATACTTATCAATCTTCTTTACGGTCTGTGGAGATCTTGGTTCATTATCAAAAATGACAGTACATTTCTTCTTGTTCAGATCTAATGATCCGCTCAGATCTGAACCACACATAGCTATAGAATTTTCTATAAACATGGAGTCTATAGGACCTTCAAATACATAGATGTGCTTAGTAAAATCGACTGTATCGAGACCAAAGACTTTTGGTTTGTCTTCGTCTAAAAGTACAGTTATATATCTATTGCCGGTCTTACTAAAACTTCTTCCCTGACATCCATAGAAGTTCTTTTCACGATCTAAGAACGGAAGGATAAGTCTGGGTTCATCTTTTTCGATGTCAATAAATTTATCTGGTATAAATGTATTTACCCAACTCCTAAATTTAGGGCAGAAAAATATCTTATATTGAACATTACTTGGGATCTTTCGACTCATCACATATTTCTTAACAGGATGGTCCCAAGCAAGTGAAGATATTTTAGTCAGGTTTTTGAGAGGAGAATCAATCTTATACTTTGGTACTTCGATCTTGGTAATATCGGGCTTAGACAATGGCAAAGGATTATCAAGATTATTCTCGATAAACATATCTTTCATATATTCTTGATGGAGCACCACATCAAGAGACTTGAGGAAATTAGAGAAAGTCATCGAGGCAGAACAATTATGGCAATAAAAGCGATACTTGCCCTTCTTATTGAAGATCCATCCTCGTGCTTTGATCTTACTCCGCTGAGAATCACCACACACAGGGCAGCGAAAGTTAAACAGTTCACGATCCTTTTGTTTGAACTGCTCTAACCTAACAGAGACAAGATTGATGTATTTTTGATCTATCCAGAGAGACATCATATACTACTTTGATTAACCAACATAGTTGATTATATCATTAAAGTAATATTATGTAAATGCCTTTGTAACATAAGAGAGAATAAACCCTGCAACGGCAGCTCCACCAACGATGGTATACTTCCATTTTTCAAGACTAGAGATACGCACGGCTAATTGATCTAATTGTAATTTAGTTTCTAAGTGTTCTTTGTGATTTTCAATCTTTAATTCTTTGATCATGTCATAGATCTCAGAATTGACTTCGCTCTGTTGAGTGAGTTTATGATCATGAACTGCAAGTAGTTCTTTAATAGACGTAGAGACATCACACAACTTTTCAATAGCTGAATCTAATTTACCTAAAAACACAGTAACCTGAGACACGTCTTTTTCAAGAAGTGCTATCTGAGTTTTGTAGTCTTCGTCATTTTTGTTCATCGGGTTGTGCGTCTTCTTTAGGTTTTTCGTAGTATTGCTTATATGCAGCTATGACTGACTTTTGTTCACGAATGAATCTTAAAAGATTAGCGTTGTTTAGAGCTAAATTTTTGTAGCTTGTTTCATCTAAAGCTACTAAAAATACTAGACCATTTGGATCTTTGACAGTTTCAATCACATCATTATAATTCTTATCGGTGATGACGACCCATTGCATAGATTGCATCTTCACAGGTTGTGGCATGGGTACGTCGAGCTTAGGCTTCTCGATAGGCTTTGTGCGAACTACTAACTCTTTTTTAAGTGTCGCACAACCACTAAGGGCGAGCGAGCAGATCAGAACACTGATTATTCTTTTCATCTGGTAATATTGCATCCCCTGTGGCGATCTCGAAACATCGCATCACATCGTTAGTTGCTCTGTTAATTTTCTTTTCAAGCAATCCTGCCTTTTCACTTGCTATTAATTTAAAATCATGTGAAGCAATCTTAGTTTGCAACTTCTCTACATCTTTTCTAGCAGACTCAACTTCTTTCATCATGTCTTCGCGAATTGCTGCTTGATCTCGAATAGATTGCTCCATAGCCTCTATCGCTTCTTTCTGTTGATCAACAGCTTGCGTAAGCGTAGCAGTTTGTTGATTTAATGCAGCGATAGTAGCTTGCGAATCCTTATAATAAAAAAAGGCACCGCCAACCACAGTGCCTACGAACGTCAATATTGCCAAAAAAATCATAATCTTAAATTGCATTTCTTAATCTCTACACTCGTGTGTCGATTTTAGTCTTCTTTTTTGGATTCGTCATTGCATCAATCATTTTTCCAACAGGTTTTATTCTTTTAGTCATAGGTTGACCTAACACAGGATCAAATCCCTTTACATTACCAGATCCAGCATTATTAGCTGGAATTGCGGTAATATCTTCGCCTACGGGTACACAGTTAGGCACCATTTTATTGCCCTTTTTCTTCATACCAATTTTTTTATAACCATCCCAACAAGCTTCTGAAAATTGTTTGAAGGATATCATGTTCTGCATCTCCATCTTCTAAGAGACATAGCTTTTCGTGTTGGACGACCTTTTTCATCTTTCATAGGACCACGCATCCCAGACATGCGCGCACAAAACGATTTACGACGTTTAGCCGCTTTTGATCCAGGTTTAACCTTTCCGGTTACTGCAGTTTGAATGCCGAAGTGTTTAGCGCCCTTTCTAGTAAGACCTGCACCACTCTCAGTTGAACGATAGTATCCCTTAGAATCTTCACCTCGTTCAGTGATAAATTGCATAAATGTTTTCATTAGATTTTCCTTAGTACTTCTACTATTTGATTATCCATACTTATATCGCTGTTTAGTATATCTCGACCTTCAACGTTAAATATACATTCTGGCATAGTATTGAATAGTATTAGGAATGGTTTTAAACACTCATGATGGTGTTTTAAAGACAAGAACAGCATACGCGTAGTAGGTTCTATACCAAATAAATTGTAAAGAACTTGAAGATGATTGATAATCAATCTTTCTTTTAAATCACCGGTCTCTTTATAGCGATTAAAGAGCCGTTTAAGATATTTAAACCTTTTCAGATCGTCATAAAATTCTTTAGTATCAAAACATTGTGGATTATCATAATGTTTAGCTGCATATAATAAAAAATTACTATTATCCAAGGTTTCACATTTCATTAATTTAGAATGACTCTAGAGCCACCCTCTTTACTACATTGTTAGCAACAGCTATATAAAGATAACTGTTGCTATATAACAATGTACCCTGTTTAATAGTAATCGTACTATTTGCTGGAGTTGCACCATAGATTACGACATTTGCCTGCGAATTACCAAATAGATTACCGACTGTAATTTTTTTGGTAGCAGCAGTTCCCGAAGGAGCGTCTACTATTACTAATAGATCGTCCTCCGAGGCTGATGTAAGCGCAGTTAATTCACTTATCTTTTTAGCACGATCAGACATTTAATTATAAATCCTTTAGAATATCGTCTTCAGCGTCACCAGTCATTGAACCCATAGCTACTAGAGTTTCGTACTGCACACGACCAGCGCGGCCGCCTGATCCAACTGTACGAACTACCCAACCAGCGTGATAATTATTACGTACGCTTGTTAACACTGCTTCAGCAGTTGCGGTTTGACCAGTAAGTTTTTGACCAGTTTCAGATACTGCAGTTGGTATCAAAGAAATTGGAGTAGTATTACCTAAGTTACTTGTAAGCTGTATACCACTGGAATTTGACAAAGATACGAAAAACACTGCATTATTTGTAAGAGGAGATACAACCGTATTACCTGCCGTTACTGAATACGTAATTGCATCACCGACAAGAAATGGATTTGAAGCTAGCGTAATAAACTTATTTGTGCTTGATACAGCTGTATTACCATTAAATGTTACGGCAGTAGGCGCAGCAATAGTAACTGTTGGTTTACTAGTATAGTTGCTACCATTAGCAACAACATTAACTGAACTAATTCTGCCCGTAGAGTTAGCAGTAGCATTAGCTGTACCATTACCAGTTACGGTGACAGTAGTATTAGCAAGATAACCTGAACCAGTAAATGTTACAGTAAATGAAAGTAGCGAACCATTTGCTACTGTAGTTTCTGTAGCATCTGCACCAAACAGGCCAACTGTTTCGCCAGTTATATACGCATCTGCAGTTGTATTACCAAAAAATGCTGTTTGATTTGTTGAATTAGCAGTTTTATTAAATCCAGCTACTGCCCATAGGCATGAATTAGCCGCGTTATCGACATTACCCCATTGTGCCATTTTAGTCTCCTTTATTCGTAAGATCTTCTAAATATCTAGAAGTTTTCTTACTATTTATTTTATTTTCTGTTCTAGTTTCTTTGGCAACTTTTATATCATTAACTGCTACAGCTAATTGTCGTAACTCATCAAATGTCTTAACTTCACTAACGTCTCTACTTATTGCAGCAGTAGAGACGTCATTTTGTACTATTATATTGCCAAAAATAGGCATATTAGACTGCCTTTTTAGGACGACCGCGGCCGCGCTTTACACCAGCGTCAGAGCCAATTTTCTTTTCAGAACCCATCTGCTTAATTAGTACATTAGTCTTTACATGATTCAATGTTTTGACTTTTGGTACTGAACCATTAAAGATATGAGCAGAATGCTCAGCGCGCTCAGCTGGTTTTAGCGACATAAGATGAGATACCATCTTTGTTGCAACGTGTTGAGGTACGTGACGCTGACCACCAGATGTCTGAACAGTATCACCTTTTTTATCACCAGCGGCACCATTTAATTCTGGAATAATGTGGCGACCATCACGACTGGCTGTTGGGTGTGCGTCTTCATAATCATCATCTTCTTCTGATGATGAGGCTTCGCCTCTTTCACTGCGGGCTTCTGGCTTAGGAGCGGAAGCCATCTTTGACTTATTCTTTGAACCCTTTGGACGACCTTCCATTAGATCATCGATAAAGGAAATCATTTCTTCTAGCCGCTCTTCTGTAATCTCTTCGCCGATGTATGCTTCAACTAGTTCTGCGTGCTCTCGCATAGACTTTTTAAGAGAACCAGACTTAGATAGGAAGTTAAGAAGTGCCCGAAGCTGAACGACTAATGGAGCTAACTGATTAGCTTTAAATGGATAGGTATGATCGGCTTCATCAAGATCAACTTCTTCCTTAGCAATGTTTTTTGTTGCATGATAAATGCCAACTTGACGATTTTTTATTTTCCGCTTAGCATCTGCGTAATCATGTGGTGGATGCGTGCGTTTACCATAAAAGTTGGCGCCTGTATGGAAACCGTGTTCTTGAGAGCGAAGTGTTAAATCGCCAACCGCTCTACCTAAATATTTTGCTTTTGCTTTGTTTGAAATTTCATCAATCTGATCGGCTTCATCAAGATCAACTTCTTCTTTCATTTGAGCTGCTTTAGCTTTTTGAACTCGATTCCAATAATGTGGACTCATTTTGCCATAACCATGTGACCAAGCCATTTGTCTTAATTGCTCTTCAGGTTTATGTCCATGTAGATCAGCAAATTCTTGATTGGTCATGGCAGCATATTTTTGTTTTGACCGAATAACTGAACTAGGCATTCCACCTTCATCAAGTTCAACTTCTTCTGGTAGTACACCTTTAGGGCCAGCCAATTTTGTTCTTGCGTGTTTAGTTATCTTTGTTTTTACAGTGCTACTAGCACCTTTTTTCATATTTTTAGCAACAGTTTTTGCGTCATCCAAAGAATGATATGTGTCTCCAGGATTATGTGACCAATTGCCTTTCCAATCTTGTCTATGCACTTTATAGACATTAGACTTATCGGGTCTACCGCCAAGTGTATAAGGAACTGCTTCATCAAGTTCGACTTCTTCTTGAGTCGCACGATAAATGCCAACTTGACGATTTTTTATCTTACGTTTAGCGTCAGCGATATCTTTATTGGTTCGGTTGTAAGGTCCGGCAGTATGAACTCCATGGTCATAAGCACGACTGGTAAGATCAGCGACCGCTGAGCCCATATACCGTTTTTTTGCGTTTTTTGAAATTTCATCGATTTGTTCAACATCTTGATTAGAAGTTTCATGAACGCTACGAATTGCATCTAAAAGGCTGGATGAAAAGCCATAAGTATTTTTTAAGTTAGACATATAAGTCCCCTAGTCATCTATTATTTTAAGTTTACGTTGTGCTTTTAAATCTCTACGAATAAGAAACTTCGATGAATCTATATCAGTATCTTTAGGCTCTGGAGTCCGGCGAGCAGGAGGACTGGCGAATCTATGAGCTATTTGATCTTCAACACTGTCTTTAGAATCATCTTTCACTAAACTTTTAATCGTATCTAAGTT